GCCCAGGTCAAGCAGAACCCGAACAATGCTGGGGGCGATGTCGTCTCTACGGAGGTCCCTGGCCCTGCACAGTTCGGCAACGCCGAGGCCCCTGCTGGCTGCTACCCGCGTGATCAGCTGACCCCGAGCGAGCTCCTGCCCAAGGACATGAACTCCGTGTGGGCGCAGCAGAACCCGATGGGCACTGGCTCCCTCAAGGGCAAGAACTTCCTGTCCGCGGGTGCCCTCATCGGTGTCAACACGGTGGGCCAGACGCTCCGCAATGCGAACTACCAGCTCCGTTCTGAGCCCGCGAACCCGCAGGTGCCTGTGTCCGTGTTCAACAACACGACCATCGAGCCTGACGTGAACCGTCGCAACTTTGAGGTCAGCTAAACAGATGACCTTATTAATTAATAATGACTCATAAGATGAGATTTTTTCTCTTTTTTATGACTCCCGGGTAACGTCGTGACTTTAATTTAACGAAGCTGAAGCTTCGTTAAATTAAATGTCAAACGACTAATAACCCGTCATAACTTAAAATTAAGGAAGCTCTTTGAGCTTCCTTAATTTTAAGTTTCTACGGTAGATGTCAGAGGAGCAGTCATATTCAGCCGCTCTCTCACATGCATTAGGTAAAGTAAAGACACTCTTTGGCGCCAGTTCCTATCCTCTTGTTTCTGTTAAATCCAGCATTGATGGCAATATGTATAGAGTTCGTGATATGCCTGATAAACAGAGAGCTGCGAATCTTCTGGCGGAGCTCCGCATTCGTATGAACAAACTCAAGATTCATATTGAATCCAGATATCCTGACAAGCCGCAGGTGAAACAGCTGATCCGCAATTTCAAGGCTGATCCTAATCGTATATATGAATCAACGCCTGATGATGAATTTACCAGTTACAGCGTGAACAAGGGAGAGGCAGTGCACTTTTGTCTGAGACAGCGGGATGAGGGTAATGATGAAGAGCTTGTTAATAATGATGTCATGACATTTGTGGCGATACATGAAATGGCACATATGATTACTGAGTCTGTGGGTCACGGCCCCGATTTCTGGAATAACTTTGGCTGGCTTCTTCGTGAGGCAGAACAAATTGGCGTCTACACACATCGTGACTTTAAGGCGCACCCCGTTGCCTATTGTGGTATGAAAATAACGGATCAGCCGACCTATGACCCTAAAAAGGATGGCAGCGATCAATCCATTGGAACAGTTTCTCACAGCTAGAAGTAGAGGGTTCCGGACATGGATATAGAAAAAATAATGGAAATCATAAGCAATGTGGGATCTCGCCCTTTAGCTTCTCTTGGGCCTATCTCCATTGAAATTGAAGTACATCGCAAAGAAACAACAACTCTTACTCTATCAAACTTCTTTCCTTTTCTAACAGTTGCCGACCTCAAACTCGCCATTTACAAAGAACTCAAAGTCGCACCTGATCACCAATTTCTCTGTATTCAACCCGCAGCTTCTATTATCCGCCCTGTCGACTATTTCTGGAGTCTTCCTGGCCTTAAAAAGGAGATACCTCTTGCAAACCCTCTTGATTCTAAGAAGGTTGCTGCCCAGGCCGTCCAGTTTGTAGATGAAAATGGCACTCGCCGTCTTCTGAGTTATACGGGGCGGCAGCGCTTGACCTATGAGGAACTTGCAGAGACAATTATTAAAGGAAGAAAATTACACCTTTTCATTTATGAAAATCTTAAGCAGCCAGATCTCTCAGAAAGAGCTTGGAATGCTTCACTCTATCCATATTTTCCCAACCTTACTCACGAAAAGGATGCAGTTGATCAGAAAGCGCTAGACTTACGCTCAAGACTGTATGAGCAAACAGAAGTCTTTACGCAGCGGCTCGATTCTCTTTTATCTGATCTTGAACTGAATACACTTGCCTTTTCAGGCCTGCGCAAGTTGCAGTTACAATGGGTAAAGGGAGAGGAAGAACCCGTTGAACCCATTTTCTATTCAACAAAAGTGACCGAGTTTCTTCCCTATATGCGCCTCATGCCGACAACAGGAAACAAAATCACAAAACTCCATATGCGAGATGATAATACACCTGATCTGGCTGATCCACGCCTCCTGAAGCAGTGGACAAGGGATAGAAGTCCTACGCCGAATCAGGATTTTATTATGGCAAAGGCGCTTCTTAAAAGGGGTGTTGCACAGGAATATCCTATCTATATGACACTTCGTCTATTTGAGCGCGGATCCGCAGACGCCACAATCATGCCTCCTAAGGGAGTTCGAAAGCTTGATACCGCCACAGATCTGACTCCTGAGCTTTTAGAGAAGTTCTCCAGCGCAATTGAGGATCTTCCTTTTTCCTCTTTACCCCCCCAGCTTCATTCCGCCACTCTCATTTATGGAATCCATTTACCTGCAGGATCAACGCAATTTACCAAAAAAACAATTCGCGCAAAACTTCCCGCGTTCATGCCCTTTTTTCAAGAGATTATGCCTCTTCCTGGAGAACAGCCTCTCGCAATGCTGCGATTCAAGGCAGTGAGCAACTTCTTTACTGAAGATAAAATCCTCGCATTTCTTACACAATATGCGAGTCGTAAGGATATTCAGGGAGAGATGATTTCAACTGATCTTATTCCCACTCTTGAATCTGAGTTTCAGATGACCACTGAACAGGCAGAGGGATATATTAAGAAATGGCTTACATCGAAGGGAGAATTTGATGTTGTTTCTTTTGAATCAAAGGAATATACTGAGAAGAATAATAGTGGTATTGATATTGCTATCTTTGCTCAACATCCCTTCTATTCGTTTCATCTTTACAATGTAAATTCAGTTACAAATCTTGAGAGAATTATAACTCTTCTCTCTCTTCTTTTTAGCGCAAGTGTTGGCGATCTTGAACTGTCGCCGAGAGTGGCGGCACAGGCTACTGCTGTTTCTGCTTCTGCTTCTGCTTCTGCTTCTGCAGAGGCAGAGGCAGAGGCAGAGGCAAAGGCAGAGGAGAAACAAGAATCAAAGGAAGAGGAAGAAGAGCTTGAGATTCAGGGAGATGATCAGCTCTGGCAACAATTTGCTGCAGAGATTCCAGAGGAGGGCGAGGCTCCCGTTGATATAGCTGAAGAAATCAAGAATGATTTTGTTGAGCCAAGTGAAGAGCTTTCACAGATTCCTGTCGCTACTGTCAAACAAGTAGAAGAGAAAGAGGGTGAAGAGGAAGAGGAAGAGGAAGAGGGTGAGAAGGGAGGTATTGCCGACTATTTTCTGACAAAACTCAAGGAGGCGGATAAGCGTCTTTTTGATTATACAAAGACCCACCCTTCACTCAAGAAATATGTGTCAATGTGCGCGGCCAATGTGACACGCCAGCCCGCAGTTGTAACAAGACAGCAATATGATGAGATGAATGATACCATTTATCTAGATGAAATAACAAGAGGAGCCGATAAGTCTAAGAAAGGCGGTATTGTCTTTGTAAAATATCCAATTGAAAAAGGATCCAAGTCGGATCTTGTCAAGCCTGAGCGCGACTATGATGAAGTCTTTAATTTCCTGGAATATGGTTCTACACCTGAGAAGAGAAAGCAGAATCTCTATGTGTGTTCGAAATATTTTTGCACAAAGGATGGCCTCATTGTGCTTGAAAACGATTTCAAGGGAACTGAAATGAGGCGACCAAAGGGAAAAAAGAAGGCGCCAAATTCATGTCCTTTCTGCGAGGGTCTTGCTATTAAAAATCGCCGCAGCCCGAATCCTAATGAGACTGTTCTTGTCAGACAGGAGGCGCCAAAAACCAACGAAATGTATCACACCCACGTTGGATTTTTGAAGAAGACTCCCCATCCTGAAGGTCTCTATCTCCCTTGTTGTTTCATTAAACCCCAGAAAATTTATAGAAGCGATATATATTATGATAAACTGCGTCAATATGGTATAGAGGATGCAGCCCCTAGAGAAGAAGAACAAGAACAGAATGCTCCTAAGCCTGCAAAAACTCTTGATCGTGATACTCCCCTCTTTCCTGAAAAGCAATATACACACTATATGGAATATGGCAATAGCTTAAAATATATAATTGGGTATGAAAAACTTCCTTTAGAATTTGTGGTGACGATTGAAAAGGAAAAGAAGGGTAAGAAGATTCTAACAACAAAGGTTGAACCGCAACTTGGTCTATTATATGCATTAGAAAAAGATAAGAAACCTATTAGAATTCTTGATGAATATTTTAAACAAGATCCTCTTGACCTCATAAATCCTAAAGGCGATCTTCACAAACTAAAAGATGGAGCCAAGGGGTTTCTGCGTATTGCAGTAGAAAATCGCGAGAGATTCAAGGGGGATAGTTTTCTCGCGGCCATTGCACCCTTCTACATGCTCCGCAGTGCCAAGGAGATGAAGACAAATATTCTGCAGAACTTTGATCGGCAACCCAGTCTCTTTTTCCAGTTAAATTATGGAAACTTCCTTTTGGAATTTTTTGATATTCAATCCAAGGCTCCTACCCCCTCTAATCTTCAGAGGGCCTTGGAAGGAACAGATATGAATAGCTGGGATCTGCAGCTTCCTGGTGAGGCGCAAAAACCGAAGGAAAGATTCTACAGCAGTTTGAATTATTTTAAAGAGTGGCTAGAGAGTGAAAAGACAGTGAAAGAATACAGGCAGTTTGCGTCTCTTCTCGCTCAGCCCAATTTCCTCACACGCTACACGAAGGACTCAGAAAAGACATCTGCTGGAATTACATTTATCATTCTAGATATAACTGAAAAGGGAACTGTAGACGTTAGATGCCCTCCCTATGGATTTAACCCTGCTCTCTATCAGGGCAATGACATTGCTTTTCTTTTACACCACTATTCAGGCATCTGGGAACCACTGTTCTATGTTGGCGATGGATCCTATGAACTCCTTTTCAGTTTACAAAATATGGCCGCGTGGCCAGAGATTGTAAAAGAGAGAGTTCAGGAATTCATGAGTGATCATGGATGCTATAGTCGAGGTATTTTCTCGTATAGTAGCGGATACAAGGTGAATCCAAGAAAACTCATTCCTGCATCTGAACTTGTTAGAAAGCTGAAGCGCAAGGGAATGATTCTGGACAGCCAGATACGCGATGCATATAATCATCTTGGTGCTCTAGTTTTCAGCAATCCTGAAAAGGGAGAACTTATCCCTATTCCATGTGTAGATGATGGTATCCTATTTCCTGAGATTACCAAAATCTATCTGGACTGGGAAGATATTAAGACGGCAAATGCGCGCGATATCATCGAGTTCTATAATGAATTTATTATAGGAGCAGATTTGGGGCGGTATGGTGATTATTCAGTGAAGGAGGCCTGGATTTCTAATAAAAGGGTGTTTGCCCTCGTTCTAGGAAATGGGGCTATTCTACCTGTAAAGACAATCAAGATTCGTTTGCCAGGAGCTCCCATAGTAGATGATGTAGTAGAGGGAGTTGAGATGAAGGAGATGAATAGAGAGGTGATGGAATGGCGAATTAATAAGGAGATTGTTTTTGATAAGGGAGATAAAGAGGATGGACCGGCTGAAATGACATCTTCTGATCTTTCGGAAATCTTTGAGCATCTACGCATTACGTTCGCAAATTGGCTTTCAGACAAACAGGAGCGGGGAGAACTCAGAAAACGGTTACGTGATATTATCTTTGGAGACAAGCAGCTTTATGAAAAGCGGAAGGATCTTTATATAGAACTCTATACAACTGTGATGAGCTGGTTATCGGATGATTCGCCAAAGGGTGGGAGGTCCACAATCCAGCGTGTAGATTGCACATCTCTAGGACAAGAGTCCTGTTCAGGGCGCTGTGTCTGGTCTTCGGAAGGACAGCAATGTATGCTCCATGTTCCTGAAACGACGCAGCAAGGCATGGTTACTGTTGACACTGCGCAGCTTCTCTTTTTTAAACTCGTGGAGGAGCTTCTGCGCTTTTCAGAGAAACGACGCGAACTCTTTGAAAACGAGGTGAGCCGATTCAGTCGCATTGATCGTGTGATCACGGATGGAGATCAACTTATCTTTCCTGAGAAGGATGCAATCTGGTATGAGCTCTTCAGAAAGTGGGTTCGCACAACGGGAGAAAAGGGGCGCTATTTTGAGGAACAGGGGACAAAAGGATCTGTAGTGCCGCAAGACGAGAGCACTAAACTTCCAGGCGCTCTCTTAAGTATACTAGGAGAAACGGATCCTGCAGCTCTTTCCCTAAGACTAAAACGCGATACTCTAACAGGTTTGGTGGGTCTTCTTGGATATCGTGTTGAGGAACAGGAGACTCTCAAGGAAGAACAAATGGAAAGAATCTCAAAAGAGAAGCAGGTGTCTATTGCGCAGATTGATCTGCGCGAATCACCTCCTAAGACTAAATATACTTTCTTTTCCAAATTTAATCCTATTAAGAAAACAAGGATAGTAGATCCCAAGACCGAGTTTTTTCTTCTCGTGATTACAGAGACTGGCCCTGCACTTCTAACACTGGATCCGATGGGTGGAGACTTACCTGTCGCCGCCCAACTTCCAAGAGGATTACTCAGCCAGTTTATGGCAAAAAAGGGGGGGGATCGTAATTCGACGCGCAAATCTAATCGTCGGCAATCTCGCACGCAGGATTAGGCAGAATTACCTTCTGCTTACAACCACCCTTCACTGCGCGCATCCGCGCTTCCATCATCTCACCAATTTCCTCATCTAACCGGTTCAGTTGGAAACGCCTATAGTTCTTCTGATTCGGGTGAAGAACAATCAAATACATATCATTGATTCGTAGACCATAATACGTCTCTAAGAACCAACGATACACATTGAGCTGAAGAGTATAATGCCAGTAATTCGTATCGTGAAGATGATCCAGAGGATAGAAGGCGCGCCCCCCAAACTCATTCGCTGTCTTCATATCCTTTGCCCTCTTCCAATCGTAAATAACATACGAATCGTCTGACTTGCGATAGAAGATCATGTCAATACTTCCAGTAAGCTTATATTCTTCGGCCCAGACTTCCCACTCTGTGCGATAGGGCACAAGATCATGACCGTGCTCATTCCAGAAGTTCATAAACTGCCGCCATTCAGGCGTATTCTTCATTTCCTGGGGAATCAGGTTCTCCGCCCCATTCAGAAACTGCTCAATGGACAAGTGCATAAGAGTGCCGGCTCCACTGGCCTCCTTTCCATTTGCATCCCATGCAGCCTTGATCTCCTCCTTTGTCTTTCCAAACCACTTGTTATCTTCATTCCATTTCTTGCCTGCCATCATCTTGTCAATCACAGCATCCGCATCAAAATGGGGAAAGAACTCATGGAGAAACTTGGTGACGCTGATGTATCCTGCTGTCTTTCCCTTTACTGTATAAATGTGTGTAGGTTCATCAAACTGCACATATTTATCTCGTTCATGCTTATTTACACGTGCAAGACTTTGCCATGGCGCGGCGGGCATTCTCTAGGTCCTCTGGCCTATATCTTTAACTGTCCTTTTTCAATCAGATAGAGTGTGATAAGGCCTGCCTTGCTAGTAAAGTCAAGGAATGAGTAACTTATATTACGAGTGCCAGGTGTTATCAACTTTTTGTGGAATAATGCCCACACGACGGGATAGAGGGACCAGGTTACGACCGTCAGCACAATTAGAGGGATACCCTTTTCTAAAATGGCAAACTCGTAGAGAATCGGAAGAAACGCAAAGCAGCCACCAATAAACCAGAACCATGCATCTTTGCCTTCTGCCATATATCCAGAGCCAATCATGATCTGATTCATCGCAATTAGCACGGCCATGCGATTAAGGGGCATATTGTTCAGAGAAAAAATTAGATAAAGCATAATGGGAGTTGTGAGAAACCAGGAGAGGTAATGTGCCCATTCTGAAGTAGATTCTTTTGTAGTTGAGAGCAGTATATATTTACTGCTTGAAATGGCGGGGATAGCGATCACTTCTGCCCCCACATCCCCTCTTCCAATGAGATAAAAAGAAAAAAGGCCTAGAAGGCCAGCATTCATGCTTTGTATTTGTTTACTGAATTCCATTTGAATAGGGCTTAGAATATTTCTTGGCAATCTGTTCAATGTATTCATAAGGACCAAGTTTGTAATGAGCTAGATTTCCAATGAGGCGACCTTGAATCGATTCATAATCCATCTGTGTAAGATTAATAGAAGCAAGGCAGTTGAATACTTGCTCTAGAGTCATTGAGCGCGGTTGCTCATGGAGAGGGGTTGTCCAGCTTACATATTCTTCGCATGGAAGAGTCTGAAAGAAGTGATTAAATCCTTGAACTACATGATACATGTCATAAGGAACAGAAAGGGTAATTGCTTCATGGACCGACTTGATCGGAATTAATTGCCCAGAAAGATCCATGGCTTCCTATTGGAAAGGTTGAACTTCAAATTTGCCGGTTTTGCTTCCAAAAAGGCGCGTGTAAAAGGGGGGGAGATGTTCGGCATATAGTATAGATGCCGTGTAGTTGTAAAATTCCTGGGCCCGCATATCCTGAAAATAGGGAGTGGGGGCCGTTCGTCTGGTCTGTTCTCCACGGCCTTGCAGAAAAGGCAGGGAAGGTTGTCTTTGCCCTGTATGAGTCCGACGAGAGGCGAGCGTGGATCCAACTTCTAAAGGCTATAGGACCTATGCTTCCATGTTCGGAATGCCGAGAACACTATAAGACCTGGATCACGGCACATCCAGTTCAAGCACTTGAGACTATGCCTTATGAATCCATGAAGGAATGGATACGCTTATGGCTATGGGAGCTTCATCAAGATGTCAATAGACGCCTTGATAAGGCTATTCTTCCTCATACAGAACTCTCTGCACAGTATTTGGGTATAAACATTACCATGCAATTCAAGTTATTTGAATTAATAGAAAAAAGGGCCATACAGCAACAGGGTGTTCCTATTCAAGCTTGGATGACCTTTGTAAAGCATTTTCGGACTCTGGCCAGTGTTTACGGGATGACTTGATTACCGGTGGCGCTTAAAATTAAGGAAGCTCTTTGAGCTTCCTTAATTTTAAGGCCTGCCACCATAAACGTCGTAAGTGCCGGCCAAGGCCGACCCTTAGGGTAGGACATTTTAATTAAGGAAGCTAAAGCTTCCTTAATTAAAAGTCACGACGGTAGATCAGAAGCCAGGGAAATTTGCCAGTTCCATCCAGATTCTTCCAATCTTGTTATCTCCCTCAATAGATCCATCATCGCGACGAATACCACCCAGATTTGCCGCAGCACCAGGCGTATAGAATAAGAGGATCTTCCCCTGATTCCTTACCGCCTCGATGATTTTTCGCAGCTTCGCATCCTGTTCCCAGCGCTGCTTGAGTCCATCGCGCAGAATCTCATCTTTTACAGTGGCCCACTTCACCTCGTCGAGCGCCGCGCCATATTTCTTCATCGCAGCCGTGCGCACAGCCGCCTTCACATCCTTTGCCTCCTGTTCCATAAGATCATAGTCTCTCTCCGCAATAAGAGGCTTTGTCCCACCTGCCGTCTCCGTCAGACGCTGGCGCACATACTCCTGGTGAATCTCGCCATCGCGACTGAAGACAGAGACCGCGACCGTTGGCTTATTCGTCGCCAGCTTATACATCATTCCAGCAATATAGTGCTCAAGAGAAGGATAGGTGACTCCATCCGTGTCCTTCAGAGGAAAATGCGTGGAGGGGGCGAGCCAGCGACCTGCACCAGGCTCCTTAATCTTCAGCTTGTCTTGAAGCGCAGCCTTAGCATAGAACTGGAAGACCTCACCTGGAGCATAGGTCGTCTTTCCCTTTTGAATAGCAGCGACAGGCACTGTGCGAAGAGGGGCAGCCGGCATAGATCCAGGGGCAGGCACAGATCCAGGCACAGGCACAGATCCAGGGACCTCTTCCAATTGCTGAACAACAGCAGGGGCGCCTGTAAGGGCTGCACTTATAGGAGCAGGAGCAGCAGCCTCAACAGGCGCAGGAACCTCTGCTTGACCCTTTAGAGCCGAGACAACGCGGATCTTCGACTTCTTCACTGTCTTTGCATTAGCTACTAAAGCAGAAGCAGGCATGGCCTCTGCAACCTCATCAGGCAGTTTCTCAGCCTTTCTCTTGAAGATGAACCACCGATTCAGAAATGAGAACTGTTTTACCGCATCTGACATTGGGAATGACTTGCCACCAGCCATTCCATAGGATACATCAAACGTATTTGTGCTTTCCTCTAGACCAACCTCTTTTAGTTCCGCATCTGAAAGAAGCTCACATCCAATTGACTCCATCTTTGTCTTTAGAAGAGGGAAGGGCACAAGATACTCATCGTGCTCCGTTCCAATACTAATAAACTCCACACCTACACTGAGGCCGAACGCGCTGTCATCCATCGGTAGCTCATCCTCATCATATTTCTTCGTGATTGACCACAGAAGCGCATCACCGTGTAGACCAGATTTACGCCCATCTTTTGGTATTCCCTTCAGAAGATCAAAGACCTTCTTTCCATCAAAGCAACAACCAATGAAATAGCCACCCACCTTCAGGCAATCGGCCACATTCTGGAGAAATCCATCAAACATCTGCTTATTCTTAAACATATAGTGAATCGCAAACATCATTGTGATGCAATCTGCGCCCATCTTCAGTTTACCTGCGCCCTCCTTCTCCACAAAGGCGGGAACCGGTCCCGTCGGCCGAATGTGACCCAGAACACTGCGCAGAATATCCTTCTCCTGCTCATTCACACCTGCCGTTCCATCAAGAAGCCTCTTGCTGCTATCCGCAATCGCAAAGATCATCGGAGCAACGGGCTGACCTCGCGCTCCAGCCAGCGTGTTCAGATATCTGCGATAAGCACCATTCTCAGGATCCGTGATGTTCTCACCCGCATTATCACATCCTAGTGCAAAGGAAATATTCATGCGCCGCCACCGCTGCAAGTCAGCCGCCTTTCCAACTGCGAGATCCAGAATCGTCTTTCCATCACCCCGCAGACCTGTTGCATAGAGAATCCGCTCTTTGATCCATTTGTTGTGGAAATCGCGCAGCCCTTTCACCTGGCGAAGATCAGCCTGGGGCGCCGTGCGTGCCCAGTAGCGACGAGAAATGGCCTCGCGATCCTCCTTTTCTTTAGAGAGACCCTCCAGTTCAGCCTCCGTCGGCTGGCTCGCACCCGTGCGAATCATACTCTTCGTAATCGGATCGTGAATACTGTTCCAAACACTCTCAGCCACCATTTCTGAATTCAAGGTGCGACCCAAGATACCTCTCTGAAGACGCTCAGTCTTGTCCATGCGCACACGAAGCGGCTTCCAGCGCCAACCAGGCGCCTCTGAAGGATCATAGGCCATTTCCACGATATTCTTATCCTGGATCGGCTCCATGCTGTTGTCCGTCATCACATAGTCCTCGCCTGTATCAGGATCGGTGGCCATTTGGAGATGGCACACGCTTGCCATCGTGTCAGGAAACTCCTTCGGATTGAAGATCACAGGGCGATATCCTGGGCCCTTTCCTTTGGGGGCACGAGGCTTTCCTTCTAGAACAGTCTCACGCGGATTCTGGTATCCTGCTTCTGTGCTGCTACCCACGAACAGACGCAGTGTCTTATACGTAACCGTTTCACCCGTGCTCGGCTTGACACCCACCGTAAATCGCTCCTCTCTGGAATCTGTAAATTTCTCAAAGGAAACGAGGAAATCAATCGTATTATCGTGCGCCGGCTTCCACTTGAACTGCTCGAGGAACCCCGTGCCTGCCTTGCCAGGAAGAGGAGTCAGATTGGGTGTGAAGATGAGACCATCTGTATTGTAGATTCCCTTGATATCGAGGGCCTGGGATGCACGGAGAAAGATCTCCGTATCGGATCGGTCAGCAAAGAAGAAGTTCTTCATGACAACCTGGAGCTTGGTGGACGCAGAGATACCAGGGCCCACAACCGTCTTATCATTCCACCGTGAGATCCACGCCTTCATGAGCTCAAAACGCGTCTCCTTTTGGTCCTTTACGTAGAAGGGAAGTTCAGATACCTTCTTCTTATCTGTATTAATATAGATATCGAAGAGAAGGAGCTGCTGCACCGCCGTGTTATCTTTTGTCTTGGTAATCCACTCGCCGTCGAGTAGGCTGCTGCGGCACGCCTGATTCACTAGGCCAGTTTTATAAACATTCAAACTCATGTCCATCATATATAACTCGCCCTTTGAATCACAATACGCGTGAACACGAAGTCCGTCCGCCTTATCTGTTACATTGTATCCAGTGCGAACATTAGGAACACCCTCTTCTGCCGTTGCAAGAGGAGTAAAGTTCTTAAGTTCCAGAGTGACAGGAGCGACACCGCGAAACTGTTTGCCTCCTACAAGCTCATAATAGGAATTCTTGACCCTTTCTGATACAGACTTTCGCAGAAGAAAGGTGTGCTTCTGAATTCCGCGGAGAACCTCGCCCACACCCTTTACAAGACGCTTGAGCGCGGACTCAGGAGTGTCTCCCTCCATGCGGATCATCTCCACCTCAATCTCGTAGCTGGGAATAAAGGACATGACATCCTGCTCCTTGAAGGCGCGCTGCCACTTGTAATTACCATTCATATCCTTAGAGGTTGAGCGCACAATTGACATATCGATGACAAGTCCCTCTCCCTCGAAGCTCCAGCGGCGAATGATGCGGAATGCCTTCTTCTGCTGCTTCCAGGTTGAAAAGACCTCGCGCACTCTACCGTCATCATTTGCCATGCCGATTTCACGACGTGACTTGATACGCGTATCGTAGTCGTCCAGATCCACATTTGCCTCCTTCAAGGTCCGATCCTTGATGACGGTAATAAAAGGTTTTCCAGCGAGAATATCATCCTGGCAGTAGGCCTGAATGACGCCGAGTCCCTTTACGCTAAAACGAATATGCTCGGGAAGACTAATTGTCATGCGATCTTCTTGGGGAAGCGCACGATACCCTCGCGCACGAAGACGCTTAGCCACAGAAAGGAATGTGGTGATATCAACGGTTCCTTTGGGGCCGAAGGTTGCTTCAAGTTCCTGGTCGGGCGATGCCAGCCATTCGCCCAGTAACTTTTTCAGCTTCTCAGCCTCTGCAGAATATAGTTCCATCGGAGGGTCTCTATTCACTTAGATAGAGTTAGCTTTGGGTGGGATGACCTTCAATATTATTGGTTTACTTTAAGGAAAGCTCAGAGAGCTCTCCTTAAATTAAACTTATAACAAAGTCACGACGTTAACGGTGAGACTTAAAAATAAGGAAGCTCGAAGAGCTTCCTTATTTTTAAGATCCATCACCAAATTAGTCGTAGGACATTTAATTCAAGGAAGTCACGACGTTAAAACATATCTCCTAAATCATTCAAAAAAACTCCAAATCCTAATCCTAGCATTAAAAGGGAGCCAATTCCCATAAGGGCAATTCCTAAGATTTGTTCAGAAGAACCATTATTTCCTTTCTTCTTTTCCTTTGTATAAAGGATGAAACCGGGTATGAAAAGTGCACCACCAATTAAAAGAAATACAATTTGTGCCCCTATAAGTCCAATACCAAGGCCAAATCCTGTTTTCATCAGAGATTTCATTGAGTTTGCCATTCTACCGTCTATACTTATTTTAAGAAATTAAGAAAACTCTTTTAGAAGATAAGTAATTGTCTCTGCTCGTCCAACAACCGTTGCCCAGTCCTCCTTTTTCGGCTTGTCCACAGTAGGTGAAATACGCAACTCTGCGCCTCTCTTTTTAAGATCCTCCAACTTTGCATCTTCAATGGGCCAGCGAATCCTCCATCCATCAGCTTCTTGAGTGGTCAACCATGATCCGAACCCTGCTTTAATATGCTTCTCACCGGGAAGATGGTATAGGCACCGCGAGCCAAGGCCCGTAGTCCACACAGGCATATCCTTATTCCAGCTCTTGAGGTCCTTCGGAAAATGGAGAACCTTCTTATGAATATCATCTAGAATCACTTTTTGGAAATCAAGAACAAAGCAGAGGGCCTCATCGAGCTCATGAGTATCCTGTTGGGGAGAGACGGCAGATGTCTGCTGTGCGGCAAGTTGCTCAAGAACCTTTGTCCGTTGCCAACGATGACCTTTGCACTCAGTTTCAATTAGTTTTGCCATCTGCACAAGGGTTTCGCGAAGAATTGTTCTGCGAAGAGTGAGCGTCCCTCCTCTGTAGAGAGGGTCTGTGTGCCAGAGATAAAAAGAGACAGGGCCGGGAGGATCCAGTGGAGTAAATACAAGCCCTGCAGGGCCGTTAACTACATCCACTGTATCTCCACCTGTATCGCTCTTCAGACGAATCTCTATTGGGACAACACTAGTGTCTCGAGAGGGGTTCGTTTTTGACCATTCTTTTACTTGATCGAACATCCTACCTATTCATCGTGCGCCAGGTTTAGGCAATCCTGCGCCTTTCGTTCTTCTTCTTCGCGTTCAACAAACTCCTTGCGTGTCTTGTGACAGAATTCCATGAATTCTTTCAGCTTATTGAAAAGGGGTGTGGGAAGCTTAGTGACATCGAAAAAAATGCCGTTACTATTTTCACTGTAATCTGCCTTTTCTTGTTTTAGAATGCGAAAGAGATTCTCCTGTTCAGATTTAACAAGGCGTTTCATATCTTCTAAAAAAACCTTTCTCTCTTCGTATTCTGCTGAGGATAGCTGCGGTCCCTCCATCTTCTATATAGATTTCTTTCATCCTTTTAGAAGTCAATTACGCAGTGATGGCCTCAGCTTCCTCCTCTACAGACTCGGAAGCCACTTCTTCTTCTGCCTCGGAAGCCACTTCTTCTTCTGCCTCGGAAGCCACTTCTTCTTCTGCTGCGGAAGCTACTTCTGCTGCTGCCTCTGCTGCAGGTGCAGCAGCAGGTGCGGCAACAGCCTCGGAAGCAAGCCCCTTGAACAGGCCCACACTCAGAATATAAGGATCATTCACCTGGAATCGGGACTTCTGAATCTCCACCTTCACTGTCTGGCCAACCTCAACCGCCTCAAAAGCATCGTCGCCAATGTGGAGGTCGCGCGGCAAGATGATGCGGATCGCGTCATTGTAGGAAACATACATTCCCATCTTGTTCTTCTTTGTCACAATTCCTTCCGTAAGAATTCCAGCAGGAGGATTCAGAACCTTGCCCTCGGCCTGAAGATGAAAGATGATGTCCCCTGTGAATCGCCCCTTCTCTACATAGCCCATTGATCGTGACAGAATCTTGAAGGTTCCAGGAAGAACAAATCCGTGTCGGGAGCACTTTCCCTCCAGTCGTGTGCTCAGTTTTTGAAGAATAAGGTCATCAATATTTGTAATCTGGGAACGAAGATCCCTTGCTGTAAGATTAACCCTCTCTTCAAAGAGTGCAGTATGTTCCATGGTAATCTCTCTTCTGAATAGTCAGGCTCAATTTTAAGCGACCACCTTCTTCCCTCTCACCTTCTTTGGTTTATCCGCCAAAACCTGATGCTTCGACTTATAAGCGGCAACAGGACGGAAAAACCAGCGGCGCCCCCCTACCCCCATCAAATCCATCCAGCGCAGAACAAAATTCTTCAAACTACAAGCATAGAATGCATTCTTGATTTCAGGAAGCACAAAAAGCTTATCATAGGCTGCGCGTGCCTCCTCTGGTCTTGAATACTCAATGATCCACTTGGTTGACACTGTCGCCTTCTTTACACCCTTTGCCTGCAGCGTAAGAATCTTTCCAAACGGCTGGAAGACCTTTACAATCTCCCCACGAACAACCTCTTCGCTGTGAATCTCGGGAAGTTTGAACTTAAACTCGATCTTCGAACCCTTAATTCCTTCTTGTTCCTCCTCTTCATCTGAAGACCAAAACGCCTGATACAGAATGGGCAGGCTTAATCCAAAACGGGGAAGGGCTGCCTTCTCTAGATAATTACCAATTGAATTCAAAAAAGTCTTGTGGTAGGAAATCTGTGTAACAATCTCACAGACACCGCCCTTTGGAGGCACCTTTCCTGGTGCCGCAGGATCTTCCGTTGTCTTGAAAATGAGAAATCCAGTCTTCAGATTCGGAACTAGAAATCCGTATGTAGGCCCAGTTGTATTCAGATTTGCCTGTAGAGAATAAAGAGAATCGGTCGGATCCGTCTCAAACAGTTTTGTCACACTCACTTCACATGGAGTTCCAGTAGGAGAGCATATATACCGAAGAGCTCCTGACTGCGAATCAATATATCTGTAGATTCCTCTCTCCCCCTTTTCGCGTATCTGCTCATTAGCCACCTGTTTTACCAGGGGGTCCTTTAGAAGTTCAAGCTGCTCAGATAAACGGAGCATCTCATCCCAGACAAGATGGAGGAGAACATCTGCCAGCTTAGATCGCCAGAGTTCATTGTTCTTCATGAAGGAATAGAGCCATAGGATTCCAGATACATGCTCCTTTTCTTTCACATATTCCTTCGGGTCACTGTATCTCTCCTTCAGCGCCTTTTGGATAGATCCAGGCAAGGAAGGAGGAAGAGTAGAAACATAAGAGCCCTCTCTAATTGCTCCAGCCCACATGACAAATGCTGACCAAATATCCTTTACAACCTCCTGCTCCCTCTTTACTTTCACACTAACAGGCTCAATCACATCCTGTTTTACAGGAAAGTTCTGGACGCGCAGAGCCAGAGGAATATTATCATCTATCAAGGACTCAGGCTGAAATAAATAATATCCATTACGATTAATAATATAGCCAACTTTATCCCTTCTTATTATACGAAATGTGCTATTACCTACAATATCTGAGAGAAGAATACTGAGGGCCGAAGTAGGAATCGCCGATTTCATTTCCTGTTCAATCTGCGCCAATGTAAACATAGGCTCATCTGCTCTCTCAAATATCTTGCGAATAGCCCTTCTGAGAGCAGCCTCATGTTGTTTTGCACTGAACTCATCATAGGTTGATGTATCTGCTCCTTCTGTTTCTATATCAACAGGATTCGCACACGTATAGTCGCAACCCTCAATCCAATCGCAAATAGCAGTGAAGGGCCTGTCATAGATTGGAACAGGAGGACGCGTCTCCCCTTGTGCGTCTATGTGGACCTGATCCTTCAGCTCCCCCTCAGGGATAAGAATGGCATTAATATTCAAATTACAATCAAGTGCATATTCTTTCAGAGTGCGTGTCACATAGCCTATCTGCTTGGCTTTTGACATGGCGGTGCGATACATGTATAAATCGGCTGTCTCACGCTGTTCATCTTCAGGAAAGGTGTTCACGAGTAAATAGATTGTTGTATTTCTCTTTTCTTTATCTAAGAGCGCATGTGAGCAAGTGCGCACACCGCGACCCAGAACTTGCTCCATCTTATTCAAGTGAAACCAACTGTCAAATACATAGATTTCGCGAACAAACTTCAAGTCAATACCTTCACTCGCCACCTGTGATCCAATAATGACCTTGACAATTCCTCCCTCTATATTTCCATTTTGCCGAGATGCCGCAACCATCGCCGCATTATTGGGTGAAAGTGATCCTTTACCTGTTAATAAAATATACTTGGCAGGTGTAAACTTGTGTATGCTCGACTTGTGTCCCTTTTCTCTACTAGAGCATAAGGCACACTGTCTACCCGCAGGATCCTGAACGCCATCGCGCAAAAACGGGGTGTCGCGGCCATAAGGTGTATATCCATTCGCCTCAAGTGCTAGGGCAAAGGGTAGGGCGCCTGATTTGATAAAACGACTATAGACAAAAATAACACCATCAGCCCCTTCAATGTTCTCAATGATAAATTTCGCCTTAGGGGACGCGGCTCCCAGATTTGCCGCGAGAAGCCATGTAGGAGGGCCGCGTGTTGAACTATACTGAACAGAGCCACCCTGTGCCGATTCTCTGAAGACAGAATCAAAACCAATGTCGCGAATTCTAAGCTGGTCCTCTTGATCCGAAGGATAGAGCCAGTTTCCACTCTGAACCATGGTATCAATTGAACTGACCGCCACACCTGATCTGCGTGCCGCCTCCGTTGAAATATTAATAAAGCTCTCTAAAGAGTCGCCTTCAAACTGGACAGGAACAAGAGGCAAGTTCTCCATCATTGTCATAGTCCTAGCCGTATCAATCTCTGCATTATTAGGGGCAAAGTCGGGCCATGCCTCAACCTTTGGTATTCCTGCACTAGGCATCAAACGAATAGGAAAAGAGAGAGGGTTTTCGCCGCGCATGAAACTCACATACGCAGCCGCTGCGCGTCCCAGCTTCTCCTTTCCTCCTGGAGCAAATGTGCCGCTAGGTGTAAAGACATCTGTCTCCTTGAGTTCTAGCCTCTTGTCATTTCTCAGAAGCAGATTCAGAATGAAAATGATCTCCTTGTAATTATTATACATAGGTGTAGCTGTTAACAGAACCAGTTTCATACCATAAACTACTCTTAAAAGATCAGTCAGGCTGGGAGTCAATCGTTTTCCAGCCGCCGCATCACCAACCTCTTCATCTCCTCCCGCCGAGTCAAGATTATCGTCGGCTGTTTCACCGGGAACATCACGCAAGTTGTGTGCCTCGTCAATAATAAGAAGGCGTCCACTAAATTCCAGACGAAGTTCCTTATCCATGTTGGAAGGGTTGCGCTTTTTCACGGATTCAATGTATCGGTGGAACTGGATATAGCCCATGAACTCATAGCGAGCAGAGATGGCCTCGCGCACACGGCTCTGAATCACTGTCTTCTCCTTTTCAAACTCGCTGCCTGTCAGCTTCAGATAGAAATCCCCTGTGCAGCCAGTCATTGTATTTGGCGCATTTTCATCCTCTGGCATCTTCACAGACTCAATGTCAAAAATGGTGCGCTTAAAATTCGGCTGGATATTGGGTGGGGCCACAATAATCACCTTTTTATTAGGAAATACATTCAGATATGACTCGGCAATAGAGATACCTGCGCATGTCTTTCCAACGCCTACCCCATGGTAAAGAAGAGCTGACTGATAGGGGCTCCGCGCAGAAAGAAAACGGCTCACGAATCTCTGAACAGGACTGAGCTCAAACTCCTGTGTCGGATTACAGAGGGCATCCCCTTTTAATTGCAGTTCTTTAACTGATAATTGCTTATTTTCGGCAAATTCCAGTTTATGAAAGAGCTTCTCATGAAAACGGGGATCCTCGATGGACGGATAAAAGCCAAATTCCTTTTCCAGAGTATCTGAAAACTCCTGTCCTTCTAATTGTGAATAGTCACCCCCCCCTCTCTGTGTTCTTAGAGAAGAACCAGGAAAAAGAGGAGGATCATGATACTCTGTTAAATATTTGTAAAGAGCATCCCTTTTTTCGGAATCATTTTCCGTATCCCAGAGTATACGAAATTCGCTATCTGCATATTGCTCCATCCTTCTTATTATAAAGATAATCTCAAAGGGCAATAATTGCGCAGCAAACTACTTGCCTTGAGAAGAATTTCTCTCTTCTCCACATTATCAGAACGTATCAATCGGAGTGCGTCGTTCAAGGAGAACCATCCAATATTTCCAACTTCTCTCACCATATGTTCATTCGTCTGATCAATATGTATCTCTCCATTTGATATATTAAATGCAATAAAATACTTATGGCAATAATGTATCTTATTGCTTCCAAAAAATGATTCTTGTATAGGCTGAAGATTGCGAATTGGAATAATATCTGAATTACTGAGACCAGTCTCCTCTTTTACTTCGCGCACAGCACATTGGAAATCATTTTCTCTGAAATCACGGCGTCCTTTTGGAAATCCCCACTCTGGAGTCTCCCATGGATCCCCTGTTAGAGATGAAATGAGAGAGGCTAGTGTGATCGTTGTCTTGGTTGCCTCATCCATGTATCCTGTCCTCAGTGTCTCCAACTTAATTTTAGACGTCTCCTTTTCAGAACGATACGCATTTCCATTCTGTTCTGTTGAAATACCCCACAAGCTCACCCACAGTTCTTCAAAAGGAATATTTAGAAGTCTCTCCCGTTCAGCCAGCGTTGTTCCTGTGAGAAGTTGCTTGATATAGTCTATTTCATGAATCTTGTATTTTCCCCTCATGATTTCAACAAATCCAATACTGTCTCTCCGTCGTATTAACAAATACTCAATATTGGCCTGGACTGAATCCAGACCATTTACACTCGTCATAGCGTTTAAGAGCGTGTTTGCCTGGTTCCAGCCATCTTTTATACGAAAAATAATCATTCCATAACTTGTAACGGGGGCAAAACATTGGCGAAACGCATGACCTTGTTCCCCACAATTTGTGCAGGCCATTTTCTTAAACATATACCTTATTATTATCACGTCTTTCTTATTTAGACCGACAGCGGTAACGTCGTGACTTTTAGTCTCACCGTTAACTAAAATGTCCTACCCTAAGGGTCGGCCTTGGCCGGCACTTACGACGCATATGACGACAGGCTTTAAAATTAAGGAAGCTCAAGAGCTTCCTTAATTTTAAGCGTCGTCGGTAAAAAGCACATATGAATGTCTATCACCCTGATAGAATGAAGTTAAAAATGCCCCCGCCTGTCTGGGGGCCTATCTTCTGGACCACACTTCATATGGTTGCTCTCGGATATCCCGAAAAACCCTCCTATTCAGAAAAGAAGGCTGCCAAGGAATTTTTTGAGAGTCTTTCTATGCTTCTTCCTTGCGCCGTCTGTAAAAAACACTATGCTCAACACCTGGCTCTGAATCCTATCTCCACAAGCCTAGACAGGCGCCAAGATCTTCTCAAGTGGACAATTGATCTTCATAACAGTGTAAATGAAACTCTTGGAAAACTCAGAGTTCTTGAGTCTGAAGTAATTGCATATTACAAGCGGTTAGGAGAACGAGGGCGCTCACCCCTCTGGACAACCGCTGATTTTGCAGAGGCCGATATGCGCGCTCGCATTCAGGGGCTCTTTGTTGGAGGTGGAGTTACACTTGTGGCCTGTTGTCTTCTTTATTATACAACAAAGCGGGAATAGGACGTTATGTTCCGGACGGTATTTTATAAAATAGAAGATAGAAGTAGGATGATAACAGAAAAGGTGGTTTCTATTCCACAATTTGAACAATTAATGAAAGATGGTCTTAAAAATTCATTTGAAAAATCTATTAAAGATTTACGCAGACATCCAATTTCTTATGAGGATATATCTGATGAAGCGGCAAAAGATAAACGCACAACTACAATTGCTTTAATTTATGAAGATAAGACAATTATATCAACTGCTCGTTTATTATGCCCCTCATCTGGAAAATGCGAAATTAATATGGTATATACAAACCCAGACTATAGAGGACAAGGTTATGCTACAAAAACTGTAAAGAAACTTACGAAGAAAGCGAAGGGACGAGTGTATCTTATCGTTAAGAAAAATAATCCTGCAGCAATAAGATCTTATACAAAAGCAGGTTTTATTTGTAATAAAGAAGAAAAAGGATATTATACAATGGTCTATAAACAAAGGCAGACACGTAAAAAATGAATATGCTTCTAATAATCAGTCATACCTTATTTTTAAGTCTCACTGTTACAGTAGATGGCGATTCATAGTAATCGTGGTAAAACGCGCAATGCAAAACCATATGATCCCGAGATTTATGATGGACTCCAAATTCCCAAGGGACCCACGCAGCCAGTCAAGGAGTCAGTCAAGACACTTGTTCTGAAACCGAAGCTCACAAATGATGAAATTAAAGGCAGGCAAGGCACCTACTTTACAGAAAAGGATGTAGATGAAATCATAAAGGGAGATACCGATGTCTATGCTCTTGATGCTGAAACGGGTGAGAAGAAGCTGCTGGCCCGTTTTCGTAAGAATGTCATCAATAAAGATCTCATACGGCAGGGCTGGGAGGCCTTTTACAGCACTGCGGCGCCGAGTCGCAATCGCGGCGCCGCAGCGGGGCCGATTGATACGAAGGGCCTCTACTGGAAAAAGAGAAATCCTACGGAAATTACTGGCTGGTCAGCCCGTTATATGCAGGATGGAAAGGTCAGTAAAATGCGTGTGAATAACAACGTATTTAGCAGCGTGCTCGGCTTCTTTGAAGAGACCCCTTTTATGGGCCTACCGTGCCGTCTGACCTCATATACCCAGCGCTATTTTAAGCAATATAAGCATGGCCTTCATTTCCTCCAGGCCCTCAGCAAGATGTTCAAGGAGCTTCTGCCAACACAGTATAACGCACAACTGAAGCAGGCGAATATGAAATCTGCCTATAAAATACCTGAGACTGCCTTTTCATCGGCCACTATTAATCGGAATTTCCGCACGGCCCTCCACATGGATGACGGCGATTTCCGCAAAGGGTTTGGCAACTTATCTGTGATTGAGCGTGGCGAATATGGCGGCGGCTACACACTCTTTCCAAGATACAAGATCGGATTTGATGTGCGCACGGGTGACTTTTTAGCCATGGATGTTCACGAGTGGCACTGTAACACGGAGTTAACAGAGACAGCTGAACAGAAGAGTAAAAATAAGCGTCTCTCAAAGATTCATCGTCAAAACATATCTACGGGAACACATGGAGAAGATAAACCCTTTACACGTATTTCATTTGTATGTTATCTACGCGAGAAGCTCGTTGGATGCAATGAGGCAGAAACAAAGAAGTATTATAAGAAAATAGATTTTGATCCGGTTCATGGATCAAATGGCACGCGAAAAAAGAAGTCTAAAAACTAACGTCGTGGCTCAGTTAAGAAAGCCCAATGGCTTTCTTAACTTAGTCCCTACGACTAATATGGTGATAGATCTAGAAATTAAGGAAGCTCTTTGAGCTTCCTTAATTTCTAGATTCACCGGTAGATGGCATCGGCCGAACTATTAAGACAAAGACAACAGAGACTTTCTAATCCCGTTGCTTCTGTTAAATCTGCTATTGCTCCTGTTCCTGCGGCACAGCGCGTTTTTACCCCTGGACGTAGCGCCACTTATCAACCTGCTGCTGTATCCTCTATTGCAGGAACGATCGTTGCCGGCCTTTTCTATCTGAGCAGCGCTATATTCATAATTTTTCTAATTGCTATTTTTGTTCATTTTACTGTCACGCCCATTTTCAAATTTTCACCTTATGATAAGGGAATTTTGAATATTCAAACAATGACAGCAGAGACTGCGTGGACATCAGTCCCTCCTGCATTTGATCTAAGTGCAAATGTGGCAAACCCTGTATCTTCTGATTATACGGTTTCTCTGGATGTATTTGTAAGCAGCCAGTTTTCTTCTAATATAGCACCACGTGTTCTTCTCTACAGAGGAAAAGCTCCTGTAACCCTTCCTGTTACAGCGAAAGAGAAAGACTTAGCAACCCTATTTCCAAATACAAATTTGTTAGTTTATGTGGATAATATGACAAATGACCTGAATGTGGTCGCTACAGCAACAAATAAAGAGGCGATTTCCCCGATTAAAAATATTCCTCTGAATACCCCCTTCAAACTCACAATTGTCTACATGCCAAGCTTCATGGAAGTGTATATAAATGGTAAGCTCCAAGCAACCCGTGTATTCAAAACTCCTCCTATCACATCCACGTATGGATTCTGGCCGCCTCCGAAATCAGTCGATTCCCTTGTAAAGGTGGGCAATTTTACCTTCTGGCCTGATGCACTTCCTTCTTCTACAATTCGTGAGAGCTCTTCAATAGCTTCAAGTGACTTTTTTACAAAAGTTGCATAACGTCGTGACTTTTAATTAAGGAAGCTAAAGCTTCCTTAAAATAAATGTCCAACGACTAATAACCCGTCATATCTTATTTTTAAGGAAGCTCTCCGAGCTTCCTTAAAAATAAGTATAGACGGTAGAGGATGATCTGGTTGACTTATGCAATTATACTAGTTCTATTTTTAATACTAGGCGGTATAGTGTATTTTAACCCATCTCTGTTTTTTACTCAGAAAACTGTTTCGAATATTGGACCCTATGATCTTTCTATATTAACAACCCCTTTCGATAATTCAAATGTAAAGATATACGAATCCAGTGGTGCAATGACTGTTCAAGGCTTCTTCTATATCATCCCTCTTCAGCGCACCCCTACGGCAATGTCATGTAATACACCAGGTAATCCATCATGTGAAGATGGTCGTTTTCATACCTGCACATGTGTCTCAAATACAGACTGTATTAACTGCAAGAGTAATGGATATTTAGATCTACTGAAGGTGGGAGATACAGTGGCGTTAGAAATCCTACCTGCCCCGGATGCGGGCAGGCAAGGAAAAGCAATGACACAGCTTGCTATCCGCACACAGACAAATGTAGATTCGTCAGGAAATGCGGTTGATATTGTGCCTAGAAAGAAGCTATCAAAAGTCTATACAGAATATCTTTCCCTTCCTCCTATTCCTCTACAGAAGTGGTGTTTAGTAACAATTGTTCGTGAGGGTCGGCGCTTTGATGTCTATTATGATAATACCCTTGTTCTTTCTAAGAAAACCTCATATGTTCTATCTACAACAGAAGATACTACGAAGGGAGTAACAGTAGGAGGTCCCGGATTTACTGGATATATGGCAAGTGCAAAATTCATACAGTCGGCACTTACAGGATCAGAGGTATTCGCCCAGTATAGTAACGAAACTGATACCCGCGGTGCACCCTTTGTTAAAATTCCAGAGAAAACCATTACACAGGCAAACGATACTTTTGGATTTAAGATACCCTCTTTATGCTTAATTGGTTGTGGGCCGAAAGTGATGCCTTCCAAGCCTTTGATGGAGTGGGAAACACAATATGCTTAATTTACCCGTGATTTATACTTACCGTCTATAGTTATTTTTAAGGAAGCTCGAAGAGCTTCCTTAAAAATAAGGTATGACGGGTTATTAGTCGTTTGACATTTATTTTAAGGAAGCGTCAGCTTCCTTAAAATAAAGTAACGACGTTACCATCGTGAGACTTAAAAATAATACTTACCGATAGAATGAACGCTTCATCAACACGCTATGGACAAAGCTATTTGTCTGGATTCATAAATTTACTGGTTGTTGTAGTTGCTCTTGTTATTTTCTATTATTCATTTCAATTCTTCTTTGGAGGAGCCACCCAGAACTCCTCCATGGTTGAGTCTGGTAAGATAACGGCTAACCAGGGTGTAAAGATCTATAAAAATGAGGCTCAGATCTATGAAGGCGGAGAATACAGTGTAAATATGTGGCTCTACATTTCTGGCTGGAAGACAAACCAGGGAACGCGTAAGCATGTCTTTGAAGTCGGTGGGCCGAATTTTTCTACTCTCTTAGTGGCCCTTGGCGCTTACAAGAACTCTCTCTCTGTTCGCGTGAGCACAAAGGGCAATTCCGGCGTTGATGCATCAGGCAACGATGCATCGGGTAACCGCATGATGCAGGCCCAAGCCCAAGGTCAGGAGGGTGAGGTAATGCTCGATGCTGCAACTCTAACAAACTTCTTCAAGCCCCTCTCTATGGATGATGGTCTGCTCAATGTTCAGCCGAGCTGTGATATTGAAGAGATTGATCTTCAGCGCTGGACTCAGGTAACTATTGTAATCAACGGGCGCACATGCGATGTATATATGGATGGCAAGCTGGCAAGATCCTGTGTTCTCCCTCACTTCTACAAGGTGGATCCCACGAGTCAATCAGTGAAATTAGTGGATAGGGCCGGATTTGACGGATATGTGAGCCGAGTGAACACGTTTAACTATGCACTGACACCCAATGTCATCTACCAGTCGTATATGGCTGGACCATCCGGCTCAAATCTTGATGCCTGGGAATATTTCAAGAGTTTCTTCAAGTCTGCCAGTTAAAAAAAATACGGAAAACTAGATGTCTACGTTGGCCCAATCAAATGCGGGATTTGTCTCGGTGATCTCTGGAAAAACACCGTTTGGTGAGATTGTTCTTGGCCTTGTTATTAACGTCATTGTATTAACTCTCTTTTTTACAGCAGAAGGTGTATACAGCGGTTTCAATACAATGTCAAACCGCTTCCAGACACTGATGGATTATACGGCAAATTCGGTTGATAAGGCTCTTGTCATTCACCAAGATCCTGCGAAATATGCCAATGCAAAGCAAATCCTCTTTTCAGAGAATGAGCCGACAGGCGTAGAGTTCGCCTATTCATTCTATCTTTTCGTGAATCCCAATACATTTGATGGTGCGAAGGTTCTTCACCACGTCTGGCACAAGGGATATGGATGCGTCTGGCCACTCATGGGTCCCGGTGTTTTCATACGCGGTGACACTAACGCCATGCGCATTGTGATGAATACATATGAGAATCCCTATACATATGTGGATGTCACGAATATCCCTGTGCGCAAGTGGTTCCACGTGGTTCTGAATTGCAGAAAGGGTGGTCTGGAGGTGCATGTGAATGGCAACCTGGTTAATAAGATCCGCTTTGATAAGACGGTGGCCTACATGAATTTTCAAGACATTGTTCTCTTCTCTAATGCGAACTACACGCTCCGCGCGTCCACAACGCCTTCCTTGGCAGGACAGGATGATCTCCAGGTTCTCGGCGCCTTCAATGGCTACATGAGCGAGTTTATCTATACCCGGTATGCTATGTCCTTTACGGAGATCCAGTCACTCATGAACAAGGGGCCGTCCAAGCAGACAAAGACGGCAACCATGGAGCTCCCTCCGTATATGGCTGATAACTGGTGGACGACGAATTATAATGCTTGAAAAGTTAATTTTAGAATATCTATTTTTAAAAGGTCCTACCTCATAAAAATAAATCTGCGGGTGTAAAGGGAATACAGGTGAGAATATAATTTAAGGAAGCTAAAGCTTCCTTAAATTATAGTTCCATCACCATATTAGTCGCATGACATTTAAATTAAGAAAGCTTTAGCTTTCTTAATTTAAAGTCGCGACGTTATCTAACATGAAGAGAGATGACAGGAGGAGGGCTTATAAGTCTTGTTGCCTATGGCGCACAAAATGTGATTTTATCTGGTAATCCACAAATGACCTATTTCTACAAGGCGTTCCGCAGATATAGTCACTTTGCCATGGAAAGTGTCTCTTCGCCTCTAGAAGGCCCCAATGAACTCTTCTTTGACCAGCCGATTCGCATCCGCAGCAAAATTCAGCGCGTGGCCGATCTCGTCTCAGATATGTATTTCAGTTTCAGAATCCCCGATATCTATAGCAAATACGTGGTGCCGACCGCGGGAAGAACATCGCAGTTTCAGTTTCAATGGGTGCGCTATCTAGGTGCAGCTATTATCCAAAACGTGGCCTTTTTCGTGGGTGGCCAGAAGATTCAGGAGTTTGATGGAACCTATATTATGTCAAAGGCGATGTGTGACTACGATTTTGACAAGTTCGATAAGTGGAAGATCCTAGTCGGCGATGTTCCTGAATTAACGGAACCGGCAAAGGGTATCTATGCAGGCGGTGCAGGTGCGACAGGCTATCCGAGTGTCTTCCAGAATCCGAATGCAGCAATCACATCTCAGGTAAATCGCCCCTCCATCTTTGGACAGGACATTCATGTTCCTCTTCCTTTCTGGTTTACAGAGGCATCTGAGGCTCTTCCTCTCGTCGGCCTCCAGTATCACGAATGCGAAGTTCAGATTACTCTGAATCCGATTAATCAACTGTATACCTATCTGGATGTATCTGGATATCGCGTGGCTCCTGGCTATCGGATGAACCAGGATTCTCTGGAAATTCAGACAAATCTACCGCAGTATGGCCAGATTTCAGATTTGAGCGGCCAGATCCGAAACTTTCTGACGGACTGGGGCGTGACACTGCCGTCTCTGAATACGTGGTTTCTGAATCCCAGACTTCAGACAACCTATATCTATCTGCCCAAAGAAGAACAGAAGATCTTTGCCACATCCCCTCTCTCCTATTTAATGTATCAAGTGACAAATTATCCTTTCTTGGGTCTCTACACTCGCCAGACACTTGACTTAGAAACACACAATCCAATCACGAGGCTCCTTTTCATTACACGCCGATCCGATGCGCCGACACGAAATGACTTTTCAAACATGACAAACTGGTGGAATTATCCGTATCCGCCCTTCATTGCCACACCTGGCCAGACACCGATGAATACACGCGCCTTTTCATCGGGTCTTCTTGTGGGCCAGGGGCAGTTACAGATTATCCGAAATCTGCGTGTTCTGGCTGACGGAAATGAGATTCAGGAGGAGAAGCCTATCGACTATTTTACAAAGATCACTCCGTGGAAGTTTGTATCTGGGTTTCCTAAAAATATTCCTATCTACAGCTTTTGTCTCTCAAGCCCCTCTCCACAGCCTTCTGGCAGTATTAATTCCAGCCGCATTCGGAATTTCCAAGTAGAAGTGGATGTCTATCCTCTTCCAGCAGGAACTACATATACGTATGATCTCAATATCTATGTTGAGAATATTAACTTTTTTGAAATCGCTTCAGGCATGGGTGGCCTCAAGTATGCTCTTTAACGCGGCTATCCTTCAGCTTGATCTCTGCCTTTCCACTCTTCTTTGTGAGATTGAGTTTGGCGAATTCAGGATATGTCTTCACAATCCACTTTGCACCCTCCAGAATTCCTTTGGGAGAGCGAATTGTATTCTTGAATTCCTGCAGACCACCAGGTTCAGTGTAATAGGCCGTCTTCGGCGCAACGAAATTTAATCTGACAACAGCCCCATCTTTCTTATAGAACTGGATGCTGCTCTCATAATCATCTTTGTGACCCATCTTATTAATCTTAACCCCCTTCGGGCCCTTTGTTCCAGGATTGAAAAAACCTTCGAAGCAGGCAATAATGTATTTCAGATCCGTAGTCACTTTATCCTTCATGAAGAATCCATTCGGAACAGGATAAACTCCCCATAGACGACAGTTTGCCTTCTTACACTCCTGAAATCCGCGCTGGATGATCTTTTCCAAGTTAACCAACGGCTTCTCCTTTCTGGGCATCTTCTCATCAAATTCTAAAAAACCCTTGATATCGTCGTCCATGGAGACAACCGGTTTTCCAACGGAAAAATAATCGTAAATAAAGTTGCGGACAGGCCCAATTCCCTTTACCGCCTTGATGATCTTTCCATAGGTTCCAGCTACGAGTGTCTTCTTATAGATCTCTTCCTCTTCTTCATTCGCCACAAAGACATGGATTTTCTTAGGGTCAATCTTGTATTTGGCTAATACAGGAAGTGTCTTTTCTTTGAGAGTTTCCGCACGCTTATAGGATGGAATTGCGACTACATAATCTATATTTTTTCCAACTTTTCGAGTGGCCATTCCTAGTTTAAAAAGAGGAAATAAATTACGACCCTATCAACAGGGATGGCATCAGCAATAGCAGGATTATTTGGAATGGCGCCGCCAGATCCATTGGCTGCTGTTCAATCTATGAGTAATCTTACCACATTAAATACTAATCTTACATCCGCAGCATCTACTGCTAATGTATTAGCCGCTATTCCCGGAGTCAATCCATCTCAGATTGATCAGATGAATAAACTTATTGCGGAGAACACTACATTTGCGAATTCAGCAGCCGGTCTTCCAGCCGCCACAATTGCCGCTCAAAATGCCAATTTTCAAGCGCAACAAGAGCAGATTGTTAGAGATGCGCAGACTCAGGCAGCTGAAAAGGCGGCCGCAGACGCAGCTGCTGCAAAGAAAGCAGCTCAAGAGAACAAGGAAAATAAGAAATTTTCTTTTAAACGTATGATGAAACGCGCATGGGATCATGGAAAATGGTGGTTATTAGGGATTACAATTGGCCTCTTGGCACTTTGGGGAGGTTCTATATCAAGCAATAATGCTATTTCAGAACCTGTCTATATGCGCTTTTATTATCTTATTTATGGATCTCTCCTCTTTCCTGTTTCATTTATTTTTGCAATTGTGCGATGGTTTACTGGAGTAAAAGGAGCATATTATGCTATTCTAGCGCCTTTAGTAGAAGGCCCTATTAAGAATCCGTTTTATGCTATACTTCTCTATATATTCACATTTGATCCAGGAACAGTAGTTATTCAAGTTCAGCCTGTGAAACCTAAAATTCTAGAGGAAAAGGCAGTCTTAGCTACTGCTGCGGCAAATTCAGCTGGTGCTGCTGGTGCTGCTGCTGCTGCTGCTGCTGCTGCGCAAGCGCAAGCACAGGCGCAAGCGGTAGCGCCAGGAAGCGGACCTTTATCCTCTGCCCCTCCTGGCACTTTACCTGCTCCTCTTAAGAACTTATCACCTAATGCACTAAAAGTAATAGAAAAAATGCTAAAGGAAGGGACTTAATCAATTTAGACATATACATAGGAGATGAAGGTTTCTGCACAAATGAATGGGACATTCCCATTTGTTTCTGTATTAACTCCTACGTATAATCGTAGCAGATTCATACCAAGTCTAATTAAGTGTTTTCTAGCACAGACATATCCTAAGGAACGTATGGAGTGGATTGTTCTGGATGACGGATCCGAAAAGGTGGAGGATATTTTTCTTCAATACAAGGATAAGCTTCCAATGCTCCGCTACATTTATGATCCTGAGAAGAAGAACATTGGAGCGAAGCGGAATCGTCTAAATAAGGAGGCGATTGGCGAGATCATGGTGGCAATGGACGATGACGATTTCTACTTTCCAGAGCGTGTCTCAGCAGTTGTAAATGCATTTAAGAAATTCCCTAAGACAGATCTTGCAGGAACTTCAGAAGTCTTTATGTATTATTCAGATATTAAGGCTATCTATAAACTCGGCCCTTACAATTCTAATCATGCAACAAATGGAACAATGGCGTGGCGCAGCAGTTACGCCAAGACACATCTATATGATGAGACCGTTACCCACGCAGAAGAACGCTCTTTCTTAGATAATTATAAACACCCCATGATTCAGCTAGATCCTATGAAGGTCATGCTTGTCATGAGCCATTCAGAGAATACATTTGATAAGAGGAAGATGCGTGAAGAACCACTCAACCCCTTTGTAAAGAAGAGCATGCTCAAGATAAAGGATTTTATAAAGGATTCTTCTTTAAGGGAGTTCTTTGCTGATGCTTAACGTCGTGACTTTACAGGTGGCGCTTAAACATACAATGTAAAAGGAATCTAGAATGTCACTTATACCTGAACATATAAGTAAGAGTCTAGAAATATTAAATCAACCATATGCCTCTGAACTTACCACAAATTCAGCGCGTATAGAGATGACCAGCCTCCATCTGAAGATTCCTCTTCGGGCCCATCAGGCAGCGGCAGTAAATGCGATGGTTGAACAGGAGGTTAGACTATCCAAGGGCTGGGATCTGAGTGGCGAGATTCTCTATGGATCTTGGTCTATTCTAGGAGATGGAGTGGGGGTAGGAAAGAGTCTAACAGTTCTCTCACATATTGTGTATCTGAAATCACCAACAGCATTTGCCCCCAATATGATGCATCTGACTCTTCCCTCCTCTTTTTATCTATACAGTATGGAAAAGCCAAAAATACTAGATCTTTCACAGTGTGATGCCTCTCTTATTATTGTCCCTCATACTCTTTTTCGGCAATGGTCAACCTATATTAAAGAGCAGTCCTCGTTGAAATGCTTTCTAATTACTACAAAGACAGTGATTAACAGTGAGTCTTTTCATAAGAAGATAATGGATGCAGATGTTATTCTTCTTTCAAATACTCTCTATGGACAGTTCTTAGAGAAAACAGAAAAGACGCGCTTTAAAAGAGCCTATATAGACGAAGCTGATTCGATCTATATTCCTGGGACGCGCTATATTCCAAATGTTCAGTTTATTTGGCTAATCAGCGCCTCCTGGCCCAATCTTCTTTTTCCAAATAGAAATCTCTGGATTGGTCACCACACTCTGGCCACACAAGTTTTTGGACCCAATTCTAAGTATGGAGAGGATTTTAGAGAGCAATTTCGCTCCATTTATGTAAACAATACTCCATACTATTCTATTCGATACACTGTAACAAGTGACCCTTTTATGAGACGATTAATCTCTCCTAATCACCATCTTCGTGGGCATCTAGTGATTCGTTCTTCTACAGAATTTATTAAGGAATCCATATCTCTCCCTGCTCTCTATCGCCACGTAATTATATGTAGGGCACCTGCCTCTTTCCAGCTAATCTCAAATGTAATTTCGGCCGATGTGCGCAATCTTCTCCATGCAGGCGATACTGCTACTGCCTTACAACTCCTCGGCGTTTCACAGGAACAGACGGTTAGCTTGGTGCAAGCCGTGACTGAAAATAGAAAGAAGGAACTGCATAGGCTCAAATTGACCTATGAGTATAAGGAGCGCTTAGAATATTCGACACCGCAGGCCAAGGAGGCAGCCCTTTTATCTTTAAAGCAGAAGATAGCTCATCTAGAAGAGCAGATTGTATCTATCAAGGAACGAATTGAGAATTTCCAGCAGGAAATCTGCCCTATCTGTTTTGATGAACCGAGCAGCCCTCTTCTAACTCACTGCTGCCAGAGAATTTTCTGCGCCGCCTGTATTCTTCAGAGCCTCACGAGAAATGTGGCCTGTCCTCTCTGTAGAACTCCCACAAAACCTTCTGAACTAAAGCAGATTACAGATAAAGCACCAGCCAGAAATGAGATTGTGGTGGAAGAAACACACCAGCCGCCTCTGAAGCGCGATGCTCTCTTGAATCTGTTCAAGGAGAATCCGAAGGGCAAGTTTCTTGTCTTCAGTCGCTATGACAATTCCTTTACACAGGTGGGGCAGGATTTAACGGAGGCAGGTATTTCAACAAGAGAAGTGAAGGGAACAAAGGATGTGATCAATTCAATTCTGAAGAGTTTCCAGGCGGGTGAGATTCGCTGTCTTTTCTTAAATAGTATTCATGCGGGTGCCGGCCTCACGATTACTGCGGCCACCCATGTTGTTCTTCTTCATTCAATGCAGTTGGAAGAGGAAAAACAAATTTTAGGGCGCGCCTATCGTCTGGGTCGCAAGGAGGCTCTGAATGTCTACAAGTTGGTGCATCCAGATGAGATGGATGTAACGTCGTGACTTTAATTTAAGGAAGCTTTACCGGTGGCGCTCAAAATTAAGGAAGCTCAGAGAGCTTCCTTAATTGTGAGGCCTGCCACCATAAACGTCGTAGGACATTTAAATTAAGGAAGCTAAAGCTTCCTTAATTTAAAGTCACGA